TGCAGGTCACACGTCACCGTGGCGATGTCGCGCTCGATCAATTCGGCGCGGAAGGAAACAGTGGAAACGGTAGTCGAAGTAGTCATTATATAAACCTCAGTTATGCGGGGACGGAATGCCCCCGACGAGAAATATTCTACAGATCTACCCAGAAATAGCAACAGGCAATGTCATCGTGACTTGGGATGCTGGCCTCCTTCTGGGCCGCCCGCCTCCTTCCTTGCCAGTTCCCTAAAAATAAGAGGCGGGAGCCGAAGCCCCCGCCCGAGTCGCGTGGTTACTTGTGTCGCGTCGCAATGACGAGACGGTCACTAACAAACCACGCTGAGAAAATCTCGTTTTGGATTCGGAAAACCCCGTAGCGCGTGGGCGCTATGGCCCAGCGCATACGCCAGAAAACGTGCAGTCCGCACAGTGAGTAGTAACGCATTGTCGTATCTCCTGTTAGATGGGGGCGCTTGCTCGCCCCCGGTTGGTTAGTCGTTCAATCCGTGGGATTCGGCGATGTCCGCCGCCCGTTCCCATTTGGCGTCCGGGTCCACCGCTTCCAGCAGCGCACGCGCTGCTCGCCATGTCGATTCCCATCCGGGGAACTCGTACACGGCGTGGGCGTACCACGTGGCGACATGGCGCGCGTCATTCCGCGCCACGCCTTCCTGCTCTAACATCGGCTGCACGGTGTCTCGCACCGCGTACCACCCTGCGATGTAGTCGCCGCCGTGTTCCCGGCGGGCAGCGCGTGCAGCAATCTCAATTCGGTCTATGTTCATGGTATCGACCTCGGTTATGCGGGCACGGATTGCGCCCGACGAAAGATATTCTACGGAGATATACGTAAATAGCAACTAGCGACCCTACCGTACCCGGACCCCCCAAGATGGCTTTAGGAGTCCCGCGCTCCTCCTGTATTCCTAATCTGCGCATCCCACGTTCCCATTTCGCCTTCCTTCTTCGTTACTGTGTAACTTTATTCTCTCCGTGTGACTGAGTAAATTTCCACCCCGCCCCACTCCTTATATATAGGATCACCCCCCGTCACTTTTTCCGTTGGGTCCCATCCCCCCACCCCTATATTTTTTGTGATTCACCTTCTATACTCCTAACCCACTCAATGGCATACACAAAACTATGCAGCCTATAACCATAACGCCAGACTTCGACCATCCGTTCGAACTGCACACACCAGAGTACGAGGAGGTATTCGACTCCGACGAGAACGTACTGAAGGTGGTGCTGGTAGCCGGTGCAAACTTCAAGACCCGTTGGACGAGAGCCGTGCGCGAAGAGCGAACGCTGGAAGACTCCATGCGTATCGCGGCGAAGACAACGGAACTCCTATTGTCCTATGGAATGGACTTGGAGAAAGATAGCAATGAGCAGAGGGAATGGTTCATAGCCAATCCTATCAAGACGCACAAGCAAGAAATAAACAGGCTCCCAGCCGGGACCCCTGCGATAGAAATCTTCAAGCGTGCACATGCTGCTGTACGTAACGAAGCGATTGTAAATACACCACAAACATTCGGATTGGCCGAAGGGGTCTACAAAACGCTAGTAGACGAGCGCGGTGTGGCTGTGCACAAGCCGCTTCTGGACATTGATATTACTGTCGGCGGCAAACAACTCCGTGGATATATAAACTCCGAGAAGAACAAACTATCGAGTGGATTCGGAGTTAAGAACAAGACCGGGGTTAACACCCTTGCGCCCCCGGATATTTATACGAGTGCTGTCGGTGCGAAGCTTTCGGCACTGCTCAATGAGTACGACAAGCAGATTGTAAAAGACGCCATACAACTTCGTACCTACATCACCAATAAGCTTCTGGAAATCTCCAACTGCGGTAACGCGAAGGACGAACTCCGTGCACTTGAACTGCTTGGCAAGATCTCCGATATCGGTCTGTTCGTAGAGAAGTCCGAGGTCAACATCACGCACACCTCTGCCGCTGCGCTTGAGCATTCCATCAAGGATAAGATCAATCGTATGTTGGGCAAGGCAAATGTAGAGATAGAAGACGCCGACTTCAGGCCACTGCCAAGGCACATTAAGGAGCCTGTGCAAAGTGAGGCAAGGTAAAAAACCAAAATACAAATCCGATTCACTATTATCTAAGCCGAACTACAACTTGTCTCCGCAAGAACTAGAAGCGATTCTTCAGATCCTCCCCACGTTGGATGAGGCGGACAAACGTGCCCTGTTGCTCGATCTTGAGCGTTATGAGAAGGCAGTTGCGCGTGAAGAGGCTCAAAACGACTTCCTGACCTTCGTGCAGCATATGTGGCCCGAGTTCATTTCCGGTCGGCACCACAAGATTATGGCGAAAGCCTTCGAAAAGGTGGCCCGTGGGGAGTGCAAACGACTCATTATTAATATGCCGCCACGGCACACGAAGTCGGAATTCGGTTCGTACCTGCTCCCGGCGTGGTTTTTGGGCAAATTTCCGGGCAAAAAGGTCATCCAGACCTCACACACTGCGGAATTGGCGGTCAATTTCGGTCGAAAAGTGCGAAATCTGGTCGATGAGGAGAAATATCGGGACATTTTTCCCGAGTTAGCCCTTGCTGCGGACTCAAAAGCGGCGGGTAGGTGGAATACGAGCCGTGGAGGCGACTATTTCGCTATCGGTGTGGGCGGTGCAGTGACCGGTAAGGGTGCGGATCTGTTCATTATTGACGATCCTCACTCGGAACAAGAGGCTGCACTGGCTGAAATCAACCCGGAAATCTACGACAAGGTGTATGAGTGGTACACCTCCGGTCCAAGACAGCGTCTGCAGCCGGGGGGTGCCATCGTAATCATCATGACGAGGTGGTCGAAGAAGGATCTGACTGCCCAAGTGCTGAAAGCTGCCGCCCAACGCGACGGCGAAGAGTGGGAGGTCATTGATTTCCCTGCGATCATGCCGAGCGGGCAGCCTCTCTGGCCCGAGTTCTGGCCGCTGGACGAGTTGGAGCTTCTGAGGAAGGAGCTTCCGTATACGAAGTGGATGGCGCAGTACATGCAAAATCCGACTTCGGACGCCTCCGCTATCGTTAAGAGAGAATGGTGGCGTGTATGGGAAGAAGACAGCCCTCCACCCTGCGAATTTATTCTTATGTCATGGGATACAGCCTTCGAAAAGCACAATCGTGCGGACTACAGTGCGTGCACTGTGTGGGGCGTGTTCTATATGAGTGACGACGGTAGTGACCCAGAAGTACATAAAGAGGACCGGGGCCGACCGCAAGCAAACATCATATTGCTAAATGCTTTTCGTGACCGCCTAGAGTTTCCAGACCTGAAACGAGTCGTGCTGAGAGAATATAAAGAATGGCAACCGGACGGTCTGATAATCGAGAAGAAGGCGAGCGGGGCACCTCTGATATACGAGATGAGAGCGATGGGGATACCGGTGCAAGAGTTCACACCGACGAAGGGCAACGACAAGATAAGCCGCCTAAACGCAGTTTCGGATATCTTCGCCTCCGGTCGCGTGTGGGCACCAGAGACAAGTTGGGCAGAAGAAGTGATTGAGGAAGTTGCCTCATTCCCTGCTGGAGAACACGACGACTATGTCGATACAGTATCTATGGCACTAGCAAGATTCCGTCGAGGAGGCTATATTCGGTCTGTTCTGGACGAGCCTGATGACGAGACGGGCTTCCTGCGACGCAAGTACAACCAGAAACCGTACTATTAAGAGTAAGGACCGTGCGAATGGCTACAGAAAACCCCGCTGGTATCGAAGTCGAGATCGTGGACGATGGCAGCTATTTGCCCGGAGAAGAGCCACCGGAGCCGGAAGTTGAGATCGAGGTCGAGATCGGTGAGGAGGACGACGAAGAGCCTGAAGCCGAGGAGTCCGGGTTCAACGAGAACCTTGCGGATGAGGTCGATGAGTCTGTCCTAACGTCCATTGCAACGGATCTTATCTCCGACTTTGACGACGACGTATCGTCGCGCAAGGACTGGATCCAGACCTACACCGACGGGCTTGAACTGCTGGGTCTGAAGATCGAGAAGCGCACTGAGCCGTGGGCCGGTGCGTGCGGTGCGTTCCACCCACTGCTCTCCGAGGCGCTGGTCAAGTTCCAGTCCGAGACTATCATGGAGACATTCCCGGCATCCGGTCCGGTGAAGACCAAGATGATCGGCAAGGAGACCCCGGAGAAGAAGAAAGCTGCCGAGCGGGTCGAGGCTGATATGAACTATCAGCTTACCGAGGTCATGACGGAGTATCGCGCCGAGCATGAGCGGATGCTGTGGGGCCTTGGGCTGTCGGGCAATGCGTTCAAGAAGGTCTACTACGACCCGTCAATCGCACGCCAAGTTTCTATTTATCTCTCTGCCGACGACGTTGTCGTCCCCTACGGTGCGAGCAACTTGCAGACCGCCGAGCGCATTACACATGTCATGCGCAAGACCAAGAATGAGATTAAGCGGCTGCAGGCTGCGGGGTTCTACCGGGATATCGACCTTGGAGATCCGAGCGCCAAGCTGACTCCCATCGACGAGTCGGAGAAGAAGATCGCGGAGAACATGGGCTTCTCCGCAGTTAACGACAATCGCTACCGATTGCTTGAGATGTGCGTGTATCTGGACCTCGCTGAGTACGGATACGACGATCCGGAGCTTAAGAACTCCAAGAAAGGGCAAGAGAATCCGGAAGTAGCGTTGGCGGCTCCCTATATCGTCACGTTGGACTATAGTACCGAAGAAGTTCTTGCTATCCGCCGGAATTGGGAAGAGGACGATGATAAACATCTACCGCGCCAGCATTTCGTTCATTATGGATATATTCCGGGGTTTGGCTTTTATCATTTCGGCCTTATTCATCTACTCGGTTCTTTTGCTAAGTCTGGTACTTCACTTATTCGTCAACTTGTTGACGCTGGGACGCTGTCGAACCTACCGGGCGGTTACAAGACGAAGGGACTGAGGATCAAGGGAGATGATACTCCGATCTCTCCGGGCGAATGGCGTGACGTAGACGTTGCGAGCGGCTCTCTTAAAGAGAACATCATGCCGTTGCCGTACAAGGAGCCGAGCCAAGTTCTCTTCTCTCTGATGCAGAATATCGTGGAAGAGGGCCGACGCTTCGCTTCCATTGCTGATCTCAAGCTCAGTGATATGTCTGCGCAAGCCCCGGTGGGCACCACGCTTGCGATTCTGGAGCGCACGCTCAAGGTCATGAGTGCGGTGCAGGCGCGTATCCACGCCTCGATGAAGCAGGAGTTCAAGCTCCTTGCCAAGATCATCCGCGATTACACGCCGAAGGCTTATAGCTACGAGCCGGAAGAGGGCGAGCCGAAAGCGAAAAAAGCCGACTACGACATGGTGGAAGTCATCCCCGTGTCGGACCCTAACGCCTCCACGATGGCGCAGCGGGTCGTGCAGTATCAGGCTGTGATGCAGATGGCGCAGGCAGCGCCTCAGATCTATGACTTGCCACAACTCCACCGTCAGATGCTGGAGGTCATGGGCGTCAAGAACCCGGGCAAGATCATCCCGACCGAAGAAGACCAGACGCCGAAGGATCCCGTGTCCGAAAACATGGCGATCATGAATGGCAAGCCGGTCAAGGCGTTCCTGTACCAAGACCATGAAGCCCACATCACGGTGCACATGGCGGCGATGCAGGATCCGTTGCTTGCTCAGATGATGGGCCAGAACCCGATGGCGCAGCAGATCCAGTCTGCGGCGATGGCGCATATCTCTGAACACCTTGCGTATGCTTACCGCCAGAAGATTGAGGAGCAGCTTGGCGTGCCGCTGCCGCCGCCGGATGAGAAACTGCCCGAGAACGTCGAGGTCGCCCTGTCGCAACTCACCGCGCAGGCTGCACAGAAACTTCTTCAGGCTAACACCGCGCAGGCGCAGCAACAGCAGGCCGAG